CTCGGGCGCCGGTCGCTTGCCGATCACCTCGCAACGTTCGGGCTTGTATATCCCGAAAGAGATGATCACCGGCGCGACGGGGGCGGAGTTCCTTAGCGCGGTAAGGTCGATTTTGCCTCAACGATTGCAGCACGAAATCGCTGCGATCCTGGGCGGGCACGTTGGGGGCGGCTGATGTCAAAAGGCAAGCGTGTCGTCGATGTGATCATTCGCCTCGCGATCCTGGGCGGCGTCATGCTCGGCGCCGATGTGCTCGCCGTCGTGATGTTCATGCTCGGCGCCTCGGCCCGCTCGATCATCGTGGCGATGGGGGTTTGCGGGGTGATCGGCATCGCCCTCGGCCTGCGGGCGACGACCCCCCTCGCGGGTCCCTCCCGGACCCCCACCCCCTACGGCCCAAGCGCGCCCCGAAAAGTCGCCAGCGCCAAAATTTCAAACGTGTCCGAACAACCGAACACGCCGAACATGGGCCGGCAATGACCGAACAACTAGACGGCCTCGACGATGGTTTGTGGCTGACGATCACCGAGCTTGCCGAGCACAAGGGGCTCGGCAAGGCTTGGATTTCCGAACGCGTCAAGGCGTTGGAAGCCGAGGGCAAAGTCGAGACGCGGCCGGGCAAGGGCAAAACGAAACTCGTCAACCTCGCGCAATTCGATCGCGCCGTCGGCGAGACCGGCGACGCGGTAAAGGAAGCGGCGGCCGAGACGCGCGCCGAATTGGAAAGCGACGGCTCGCCGACTTCGCCAGCGCTGCGCGATCATCAATCGCGCGCCGCGAAGTATGCCGCCGATCTCAAGTTTCTCGATCTTGAGGAACGGCTCGGCCGGCTCGTGCCGATCGACGAGGCGAAAACCGGCGGCATCAGGATCGGCGAGGCCGTCGTGCGCATCCTGGGGCGCTTGCCGACATATGCCGAGGGGATGACTGCAGTCGCGGTCAAGGATGGTGTGCAGGGTTCGCGCGGCATGCTCAAGGAAATCGAGCGCGAGTTGCGCGTCGCGATCGCCGAGGCTATCGGCGAGATCGTGCGCGCGGCCGTGCCGTCAACTGTTGAGCCGAGCGAGGGCGACTCGCCGGCGTAAGGTCGGCAATGCTGCATTTCAAACAATCGGCTGTCGCGGTCATGGCCGCCGAGGCAATGGCGCTGATCACGCCGCCGCGCAAGGTGTTGCCGGCCGGATGGGCCGCCGAAAACCTCGTCGTGCCCGACGGCCCGCGAGCCAACGAAAAATGGTCGCCCTCGCTAACGCCCTACGTCGTCGAGCCGCTGAATAATTCCGGGCCGGACTCGCCGGTCAACAAAGAGGCGATCCGCAAGAGCGCTCAAACCGGCTTCACGGTGATGGCGATCGCGATCGTCGGTTCGTCGATCGACACCGACCCGTCGGGCGGCATCTTGCTCGTGCAGCCGACCGACGGCGCGCTTTCCGACTTCATTGCGGACAAGCTCAACCCGGCGATCGAGCAATCGGCCGCGCTCAAGGCGAAGGTTAAGCCGCAAGTCTCGCGCTCGGGCGAGGGCTCGACGACCTATCTCAAGCGCTATCCGGGCGGCTCGATGGCGCTCGCGATCGCCAACTCAACCGCCGATCTCCGCTCGAAAACGAAACGGAAGATCATCAAAGACGAGGCGAGCGAATATCCCGACGATCTCGACGGGCAGGGCTCGCCGCACGCGATGATCGAGGCGCGTTATGAGTCGTTCCTCGCAACCGGCGACTGGAAAGAGGTAAACATCTCGACGCCGACGGTTAAGGGCGCGTGCTACATCGACAAGCAATTCGAGGCCGGCGATCAGCGCTTTTGGCACGTCGATTGCCCCGGTTGTGGAGCGGCTTTTCCGTTTCGATTCGGCCCAAATTTCAAGTTTAACGACGGTTTTCCGTTCCAAGCGCACTACGTTGCGCCTTGCTGCGGCACCGTGATCGAGGGGCACGAAAAAAACGCGCTCGTGCGCGGCGGCTCGAAACACGCGCCCAGGTGCGAGTTTCTTGAGTCGCTCGGCATGCGCAACGGCTGGATCGCGACGGCGCCGGGGCCTGGGAAATTCCCGAGTTACCACATCGACGCGATGTCGTCGCCGTTTGTGCCCTGGGACAAGATCGCCGAGCGATGGATCGGAGCACAAGGCGATCCCGCCAAGCTCAAGGCGTTCTATAACCTCACGCTCGGCGAGGCTTTCGAGATCAAGGGCGACGCGCCCGATCACGTGCGGCTGATGGAACGCCGCGAGGATTACCCGAAAGGGCGCATCCCGCCGCGCGGCCTGATGCTGACGGCCGCCGCCGACGTGCAGATGAACGGCATTTATGTCGAGGTCGTCGCCTGGGCGCCGAACCGCGAGTCCTGGGTCGTGCATGTCGACGTGTTGGAAGGCGACACGACCGACGCCAACGGCGGCGCGTTCCTCAAGCTCGGCGAACTTTACGATCGCGAATGGCCGGATGCTTACGGCGGCCGGCGCAAGGTCGACGGCTTCGCGGTCGACTCGGGCTTTCGCTCGCATGTCGTCTATCATTGGTGCGCCTCGCGCCATAACGCCTATGCGGTCGACGGCCGCGACGGCTGGCATCTGCCGGCGATCGGCACGCCGAGCGTCAAGGACATCGACATTGACGGGCGCAAGCTCGGCTTTGTGAAGTTGTGGCCGGTCGGCACGTGGCCGCTCAAGGGCCATTGGTATGAGGATTTGCGCCGCGAGGGCAAATCGGCCGGGCATGAGATTGATCCGCCGGGTTACTGCCATTTCGGCAAGTTTCTCGACGAGAATTATTTCAAGCAAGTCACGGCCGAATATCTCGCCGATGTGCGCAATCGCGGCCGGTCAACGAAACGTTGGGAGCCTCGCGGAAATCAGGCGAACCATTGGTTTGACTGCCGCGTCTACAACATGGCCGTCGCCGATCATCTCGGTTTGTCGTCGATGACCGAAGATGAGTGGAAGATCCTCGCGCGCGAGCGCGCACCGACGATCACGCAAGGCGATCTATTCGTCGCGCGTCCGCTTGCCGTTCAAATCGCGACCAGTCCCGCGTCCGCGATGCCGACGCCTTCCGAGGCGCCGGCCGATCCGCCGCCGGCACCGCAAGAGCCGGCACCGCCCGCAAATGCCAGTGTCGAGCCGCCGGCGGCGCGATCGCAAGCCGAGCCGTCCGGTTCAAATTGGATCGGGCGCAGCACGAGCAATTGGCTCAATCGCTAACAAAGGACAAGGCAACATGACCAAGCCTGTTTTGATCATCGTCGGCGCTGACAAGGGCGGCGTCGGCAAAACCACCATCACCCGCGCCTTGCTCGACTATCTCGACGCGAGCGGCGTGAAAAACCGTGCGTTCGATACCGAGAACGAAGTGCCGGGCGGCGTGCTCAAGCGCTTTCATTCCGACCGCGTCGAGGTTGTCGATCTCGCCGACTCCGACGGCCAGATGCGCGTTTTCGACACGCTCAACGCGCTCACGGTGACGGTGATCGACATCCGCGCCGGCCTGCTCTCGCCGACGCTGCATCTGTTGACCGAGATCGGGTTTCTCGATCCCGAGAAATACGCGATCACGGTGTTGCACGTGCTCGGCAACAATCAAGCCTCGATCGACGAAATCAAGCCCGTCGCCGAGCGGCTTGCCGCCGGCGCCCGTCACGTCGCGGTCGGCAACCACGTCAACGCGACGAAATTCGCGTTTCCGGCCGACGCCCTCGACATTCCGATGTTGAGCGTGGCGGCGGCCGAGGCGGTCGACAAATCGAACATGCCTTTCAGCGTGTTCGCGAAGGAAAACGGCTCGGCCGTGCTGCGCGGCACGGTGCGCACGTGGCTCGATCGCGTGTTTGCGCAGTTCGCCGGCGCCAAGATCATTTAGGTTTCACTCTCACGCGAGAAGGGTCGCGCGGATATGCATTCCACCAAAGATTTTTCGGCGCTGCTGTTCGATCCGTTCGCGCCGGCCCCGCTAACTGTGCCTTATGCTGTCAATCTGACGGCGGCGACGACGGCGAAGATGCGCGCGGCGTATCAAGCCATGCTGGCGGGCACCCGCAACATGAGCGTCGCGATCATGGGCGATAGCACCGAGCGCGGCGTCGACGAGGGCGCCGTGCCCTACAATTCGCAATACCCGCAATCGCTCGCCGAGCAGATGGCGAAGGTGTTTCGCGCGAGCGGCATTCCGGCCGGCGCCAACAATTGGTACGGCATTTCGGGTAACAACTTTAACGACTACATGATCCGCGACGGTCGTTGCGCTGCGACCGGGTCGGCAACGTCTGGCGTTACGGCGGTGCCGTGCCAGGGCGGATCAGAGTTGGAATTTCCGACTGCGGCCGGCACGTTCTCATTCACGCCGCAACAGAACACCAACACCGCCGACATTTACTTTCAGGACAGTGCGACGGGGCGATCGTTCACCTATTCGGTCGATGGCGGCGCGACGACGCAGGTGAACACAACTGGCGCGAACACGATCGTCAAGGCGACGATTCCGCTCGGCGCCGTCGGCCCGCATACCGTCACGCTGGCATGGGTTGCGGGTTTCGTCCGCATCTACGGCATCGATTGCTATGACAACACCCGCAAGGAAGTTTCCATTCGTCAATGGGCGATCTCCGGCGGCACGGCCTCGCAAATGATCGACGACACCGGCGCCCCGTCGTCGGGTCGCTTGCGCCAACTCGCGTTGTTTCCGCCGGATGTGGTGATTGGCGATCTTGGTCTCGTCAACAGTTGGCGCGCGAACATCGCGGTCGCGACCGTCAAGGCGCAATGCGAGACGCTGATCGATGCGGTGAAGGCGGCCGGCGCCGATTTCATCTTTGCCGAACCGCCGTTCGATAGCGGCTCGGCCGGCAACACCGCCGCGCAGCAAGACTATGTCGACGCGGTAAACGCCTCGTGCATCGCCAAGGGTTGCGCGATCTTCAAGACGCGGCAGGCGCTTTATAGCAAGGCGGCGGCCGACTCGGCGGGCTACATGCGGCCGAGCGATGCCGTGCATTACACCATCGCCGGGCAGGCGTTTCGCGCCGTGCTGCTCAACCCGCTGTTTCGCTACGGCATGGGGCTCTAATCGCAAGGGGGTGCGCGATGACTTACACTCAAGACGACATCGCCGCGCTCAAGGCGGCGATCGCAACCGGCGCCTCGGAAGTCACGTTCGGATCGGGGCCGGATCGCCGCACGGTGATTTATCGCTCGCTCGCCGAGATGCGCTCGACGCTTGCCGAGATGATCGGCGAGGTGTCGCCGGCGTCGCCGCCGCCGCGCGTTTCCTACATCCGACACACACGCGACTAAGGGGCGAACATGAACGCAATCGATCGCGTCGTCGCGTATTTCGCGCCGGCCGCCGGGCTTCGCCGCGCCGCCGCGCGTGTGAGCCTGGACTCCGTGCGCGCCTATGACGGCGCCAAATTCGGCCGGCGCACCGACGGTTGGCGCGCCAGCAACGCCGCCGCGAATGTCGAGATCAAGGGCGCGCTGCCGACGCTGCGCGCGCGCTCGCGCGATCTCACGCGCAATACATGGTGGGGGCAGCGCATCCGCGCCGTCACCGTGGCGCACGCCGTCGGCACCGGCATCATGCCAAAGCCCGACACCGGCAATAAGGCGCTCGATCGCAGGGTTAAGCAGGCGTGGAAGAAATGGGCGAAGCATTGCGACGCCGAGGGGCAGCTCGACTTTAACGGCTTGCTCGCGCTGGCGACGGGTTGCATCGTCGAGTCCGGCGAAGTGCTCGGCCGCATGAAGGCCGTTAGCGCGAGCGAAAAGCCGCGCGGCGTCGTGCCGCTCGAATTGCAGTTGCTTGAGCCCGATCACCTCGACGCCTCGCGCGACAAGGTCATGATGTCGGGCTCGCGCCAGGATGCGAGCTTTTCGATCGTCGACCAGGGCATCGAATACGATCGCAACGGCAAGCGGCTCGGCTACTGGATTCACCAAACGCACCCCGGCGCCCGTGGGCTCGTGATGCCGACGGCCTCGATCAAGGTCGATGCGGCAGACATGCTGCACGTTTACCGCAAAGAGCGCATCGGCCAGGGGCGCGGCGTGCCGTGGTTGGCGTCGGTGATGCTGACGGGCCGCGACTTCGCCGATTTGCAAGAGGCGGTTGTCGTCAAGTCGCGCATCGAGTCGTGCCTCGCGGCATTCATCAAGACCAACGCGACGGCGCGCACGCTCGCAAACGCCGTGCAGCAACAGGACGCATCGGGCAATTCGCGCCGCATCGAGTCGTTCTCGCCGGGCATGGTTGCCTATCTTGAGCCGGGCGAGGAATTGCAAACGGTCGCGCCGAGCGGATCGATGCAATTCGAGGGCGTGTTGCGGCAAACCTTGCTGGCGCTCGCGGCCGGCGCCGGGCTGACTTACGACCAGCTAACCGGCGATCTCACGCACGCGAATTTTTCGTCGCTCAAGGCCGGCAAGATCGAGTTTCGGAGGCTGATCGAGCAATTCCAGTTCCTAACGATCGTGGCGATGTTCCTAGAGCCGCTATGGGATCGATGGGTTGATATGGCGGTGCTCGCCGGCATCCTGCCGCCGCGCGCCGGCGGCTATCCGGTCGAATGGATCATGCCGGCAAACGAGCCGATCGATCCGATGAAGGAAATGCAAGCGGACATCCTCGCCGTGCGATCGGGCCGCATGACCTGGGCGCAATTCGTGCTCGCCTGGGGCGTCGATCCCGATACGCAACTCGACGAAATCGAGGCTTGGTTCAAGGAAATCGATAAGCGCGGCATCGTGCTCGATACCGATCCGCGCGTCGCGCTTGCATCCATGAAAGGCGGCGCCGCCGCCGAGGGTCAAACTGAGGATAACACGAATGTCAAAGGCAAAGACGGCAAGGCCGGCGGAAAGTGATCCGTCGGCCTTGCCGATGCAAACGCGCGCGGCGCCGGTCGGTTCGATCGATGTCGAAAAGCGCACCGTCGAGGTGACGTTCACGACCGGCGCAACGGTGCGCCGGCGCCGATACGCCGGATGGGATACCGCAATTCCGTTCGACGAGACGCTTGAAGTGTCCGAGCGGGCGATCAATCTCGATCGTCTCAACTCGGGCGCGCCGGCGTTGGACAGTCACTCGGCTTATTCGACGTTCTCGCAAGTCGGCGCGGTTGAGCGTGCTTGGATTGCGGGCAAGGAAGGTCGCGCGCTTATTCGCTTCCCGAGCAAGGGGATCGACGAGAACGCCGACCGGATGTTCGCGCTCGTGTCCGAGCGGATCATCACCAAGGTTTCGGTCGGTTACTCGATCGATGAGGTTCGCGTGATCGCACCGGAAAAAGCGTCCGATGTCGAAAAGCGAATCGTGACGCGCTGGACTCCGTTCGAAATCTCTTTCGTGACGATCCCGGCAGACAACGGCGCGCAGACTCGTGCGACTGCCGATCAATATCCGTGCCTCGTCGAGCGCGTGCTCGACGGCTCGGCCGCCGCCGCTCGCATGCGCATGCGGCAAACTTCTATCTGAGACCAACCACCACCACCACCAAAAGGGAAAATTGTCTATGACTCTGGAACAGTTGCGGGCGCATCTTGCCGCCCTGACTTCGCGCGCGGCTGCGAAGATGGCCGAGGCGGTCGACGGCATGGCCGCCGACGCCGTCCGCGCGATCGAGGCCGATCACGCCGAGATCGTTCGGCAGATCGAGGAAACCAAGACCAAGATCGCAGCCGAGGAAGCCCGTTCCGCGACCGCGCCGGCGCCGGGCGCCGATGCCGTCCGCGCCGCCGTCGAGGCCGAGCGCGCCCGCGTCGCCGAGATCACCGCTATCGCGACCCGTCACGCCCTGGGCGACTTCGCCTCGACGCACATCGCCGCCGGCACCTCGATCGAGGCCGTGCGCGCCGCTGCGCTGGAAGCGCTCGCGACCCGTTCGGCCGCCGCGTCGGTCTCGGGCCGCGTGCAGGTTCTCACCGACGAGGGCGACACCGTGCGCGCCGCCGTCGAGTGCGCCATTCTGCACCGCGCCAACCCCGGCGCCGTCAAGCTCACCGACGCCGCCCGCGAGTGGCGCGGCATGTCGCTGATGGAGATGGGCCGCCATTTCGTCGAACAGACGACCGGCGCCCGCATGCGCGGCCTCGGCAAGATGGAGCTTGCTGGCGCGCTGCTCGGCCTCGACACCGGCATGCGCTCGGGCGCTCCGATGTCGTCCTCGGACTTCCCGAACATCCTCGCGAACGTCGTCGCCAAGCGCCTGCGCTCGGCTTACGAGGTCGCGCCGCAGAATTGGAAAAAGCTTTCGCGCCAGAACAACGCGCCCGACTTCAAGGCGCGTGCGATCACGCAGCTTTCCAACCTGCCGAACCTCAAAAAGATCGTCGAGGGCGGCGAGTACACGCATGCGGCGCTCGCGGATTCGAAGGAAACCTATTCGCTGGCGACCTATGGCCGCAAGGTCATGATCACCCGCCAAGCGCTGATCAATGACGACCTGGGCGCGTTCGATCGCATTCCGATGCTGTTCGGCCGGGCCGCTGCGGAAACCGAGGCGTCGCTGTTCTGGGCGGTGATCACCAGCAACCCGGCGATGGGTGATGGTGTCGCGCTGTTCCACAACACGCACGGCAACCTCGGCACCGCCGGCGCGATCAACGGCACGACGCTCGACGAGGCGCGGCAGAAATTCCGCACTCAGAAGGGCATCGCCGCCAAGGCCGCCGACGCCGAGCCGCTGAACCTCGCGCCGCGTTTCATCGTCACCGGCCCGGCCAAGGAAACCGAGGCTCAGACGTTCCTTGCGACCGGCCTCTATCCGACTTCGCCGTCGGGTGTGAACGTGTTCGCGGGATCGCTGGAACAGGTCGTCGAGGCCCGCCTCACCGGCAATGCGTGGTATCTGTTCGCCGATCCGGCGACGATCGACACCGTCGAATATGCCTACCTCGAAGGCGAGGAAGGTCTCTACACCGAGTCGCGCATCGGCTTCGATGTCGACGGCGTCGAGATCAAGGGCCGCCTCGACTTCGCGGCGAAGGCGATCGACCATCGCGGCATGTTCAAGAACGCCGGCAACTAAGCCGGCGGCTTGAGCCTCTGATTTGAGCAAGCGGCCGGCGCAACGCGTCGGCCGTTTTGCTTTGGCTTCTCCAACCTGGAAAAACTCGCATGAAAAATTACGTTTCCGACGGCCACACGTTGACCGTCACCGCGCCCGCCGGCGGCGTCACCTCGGGCACTCCCGTTCTGATCGGCACCAACATTTTCGGCGTTCCCGTTGCCGACGCGGCGGCCGGCGAGCAATTCGCGCTCAAGACCGGCGGCGTTTACGAAGGCGTCGCCAAGGATACGGCGGCGGCCTGGGCCGAGGGTGATCTCGTTTATTGGGACAACACCAACAAGCGCTTCACCAAAACGTCGGCCGGCAACACCAAGGTCGGCGTCGCCGTCGTGGCCGCGCTGATCGCCGACACCACCGGCACCGTCAAGATCGGCCCGACGGTCGGTTAAGGAGTCCTGAGTCATGGCGTCACCGTTTGCGCGTGCTGTCGCCGCTGCGGCGGTGACGCATGACAAAGTGCAGGGCGATCTATTCACGTTCGCCCCGCAAAAGTATCAGACCGACCGCAATGCGCCGCTGATCCCGGACCCGGATCGCGCCATTGTCGAGCATGTGCTGTGCCCGTTCGGCGAGTATGCCTCGCGCGCGGCGGCCGGTGCATTCCATCAGGTCGGCGTCAATCCCGAGCGCGCCGGCCATTCGACCGTGCGCCCTTACGTGTCGCTGCAACTGTCGCGCCTGCCATGGCGCCCGCGCCGAGGCGACATCGTCACCCGCGAGGATGACGGCCGCCGCTTTCGAATTGCCGAGGTGCTGCCGGCTCAACCCGGCTTTGTGCGCCTCGATCTCAACGGGATGTGATCAATGCTCGCGCGTGAATTTCTCCGTTTGACCGCGCTTGAAGCGCTTCGCCCCTCCGCCTTGCTTGCCAGCAACGGCCCGTGGCCGACGCTCGCCGGCTCCTACGTCTCCGACTCGCGCATCGACCCGATCGATGATCTCAACCCCGAGGAAAAGCGGCCGTTGATCGGCGTCTATACCGAGGGCTCGACGCTTTCCAAGATCGCCCAGGCCGGCCCGCAATTCTACAAGGGCGAGGTCGATCTCGTGTTCGAATTGTCCGTCGTCGCAAGTTACGCTGTCGACGGCGAGGCCGAGCCGATCATCGACTATGCCGACACCGATGCGGCGATCGAGGCGACGCTCGGCTTGATCGAGGAACAGATTTATCACGCCTTGCATTTCGGCCCGACCGGCGCGCTATTCCGGCAGATGTCGAAATTGCCTTTCGATGAGTGGCAATCGAACGTCAAGCATCGATCGAGCGAGGAAAGCATCCGCCTTGCCGCTCGCACGCTGCGCGCCCGCATCCGCGTCAAGGAATCCTGTTACGATCCGGCGCCGGTGTCGGCGTTGACCGATCTCGATCGCTTGCCCGCCTCGCTCAAGGCGATCGCTCTGCAACTCGGCGAGTCCACGTATCTGCACGAGCTTGCCCTCGGTATGGCGCGAATGGCGCCCGTCATGCCGACCCGCGTCGATCTCGAATCCGTCGGGATCACGGCGGCGCCGCAACCCGGCGAGGCCGACACCGCTCCGGTGCAGGGCTCGGCCGACAACCTTCAAGGCTAGTCAATGTCAAACGTGTTTATCAAGCCGGCCCTGATCACGATCGAGGGCGAGGAAGTGATCGCGCTCGTGCGTGATCCCGAAAGCGGCGAACCGCTCAAGCCCGAGGGCGAGTGGAAACCTCGCTCGCAGTTTTGGGCGCGGCGCATCCGCGATCGCGACGTGATCGTGTCCGAAACTTCGCCGGCCGTCGAGGCCGTCGCCGTGCCCGTTGCCGACGCCGCCCAGGCGCCGGCGCAATTCGCGCCGTGTGCGGCGTGTGTCACCGCCGACGCGTGCACGTCGGCCGAGCGGTGCGTTAAGGCGCCGATCGCGTAAAGCACCAAACCCGAAACCGAAACCTCAATTGAAAACGCCGGCGCGTGATGCGCCGCGCGAATATGGAGTCACGTCAATATGGTGATGTTTAACAACATTCCCGGCAACATGCTCGTGCCGTTCTGGTATGCCGAAATCAATTCCGGCGGTACGCCGTTCCAGGGCAACGCGCGCGTCGTGCTCGTCGGGCAGAAGCTCGCCGCCGGCACCGCCGCCGCCGGCACTGTGATCGGCCCGATCCAGAATGAGCGCGAGGCCGATGCCTTCTTTGGCGTTGGTTCGATGCTGTCGCAGATGTTCCGCATCGCGCGCCGCAACGCGCCGTTTCAACCGCTTTGGGCGCTGCCGCTCGCCGATCCGGCCGGCGCGACCGCAGCCGGCTCGCTCACGTTCACCGCGCCCGGCATCACCGGCGCGGCGATCCTTTGGGTGATGGGCCGCCGCATCGTGTTTCAGGTCAACGCCGCCGACACCGCCTCGGCGGTGTGCGTCAAGGCGCGCAACGCGATCAACGCCGCCAACCTGCCGATCGTGGCCGCCCAGGACGGAACCACGCCCGGCAAGTGCAACGTGACGGCCCGTCACGTCGGCGCGCTCGGCAACGGCCAGGAAGTCACTTACGCGACCGATGAGTCGAACGTGCTCAACGGCACCAACACGACCGTCGTCGCGCTTTCCGGCGGCAACGGCGTGCCCGATCTCGTCACCCCGCTCGCCTCGCTCGGCGATCAGGAATATGATTTCATCGCCGGGCCGTATTCGGACAACACCTCGCTCAATTCGATCCGCGATTTCCTCGACGATAGCGCCGGCCGTTGGTCGCCGGTGCAGCAGCTTTACGGGCATTACTTCACCGCCCAGGTTGGCACGCTGTCGGGCCTCGTGACGTTCGGCGACGCCCGCAACGATCAGCACGCGACCGTGCTCGGCACGCAGCGCTCGCCGTCTCCCGAATGGGAATGGGCGGCGGCGATGGCCGGCAAGGCCGCTGCGCATCTCGGCGATGCTCCCGAGGTGTCGCGACCGTTGCAGACGCTCACGCTCGACGGCATCTTGCCGCCGCGCGATCGCGGCGTGTGGTGGGACATCGTCGACCGGCAGGCGCTCTACGCCGACGGTATCGCCGGTTACAAGGTCCGTTCCGACGGCCTGGTTGCGATCGACCGCTTGGTGACGACCTATCAGAAGACGGCCGCCGGCGTCGCCGACGGCACGTTCCGCGATGTCGAAACCATGTTTCAGTTGATGTTCGTCGTGCGCTACTTCCGCACGGCGGTCAGCAACCGGCACTCGCGGCAGGCGCTCGCGGATGACAATCCGTTCAACCTGCCCGAGATTGCGACGCCGAAATCGGTGCGCAATACGCTCGTGCACGCTTACAACGATCTCGTCGCCCTGGGCGTGCTCGAAAAGGCCGACCTGTTCTCGCAATATGTCGTCGTCGAGCGCGATCCGAATGACGCGAACCGGCTCAACGCATATCTGCCGGTCGATATCGTCAATCAGTTGCGCGTGTTCGCGGCGAACGTCACGGCGTTCTTGCAGTATCAGACGCCCTCGGGCGGCTCGGCCGTCGCCTAATCCGCGATCACATAACCGGCGCTCGGAGAGATCCTTCCGGGCGCCTCTTTTGCATCAGTTTGAGGGAAACAGAACATGTCAAACGACTGTTGCGATAGCTTCGGCGGTCGCATCTCGATCACCGTCGACGGCGATCGCATGACGCCGAGCGAGGGCGACATCACCATCGATCCGACCAATATCGTTGTCACCGGCATCGCCAATCAGGACGGCTCGGCGGCTTACACGTCCAAGCCGAAGCTCTACGGCGCGGAAATCAATTTCCGCAACGGTTGCGGCATCCTTTGGGATGAGAAGTTGCGCAAGTGCAAGATCGACGTGACGATCGTCGAGGAAGATAATTCCCGCACGCACATCTTTACCGGCGCGCGCTTCACGGGCGAGCCCCGGCTCAATCTGTCGAGCGGTGAAATCACCGGCGTCAAGATCGAGGGGCCGCAATATCAGAAGCTCAACAGCTAAGCGCTGTTTTGCCGGCGAGCGGTCGCGTTCGCCGGCGTTTCTTCCGTTAGATCATTCGAGGGGCCGACATGGCACGCGCAACCAAAACCATTCAACTGAAACGCCCGTTCGATGGCGCCGCCGGCAAGGTGACGCAAGTCGTGGTGCAAGAGCCGACGGCGGCGGATTATTTCGCGCTCGGCGCTCCGCAAACCTGGGTGCGCGCCTCGGGCGGCATGGCGCTCGTCGACAACGACGCAGCGATCCGCGCTTATGCCGAGCGGCTGATCAAAGAGCCCGACCCGTTGATTGCCATGACGCATATGTCAGTGCTCGACGCGATCGCGGTTAAGGATGCGATCCTCGGTTTTTTTCAGGAATCGGACCCGACACCGTAGGGGCGATTTGGGATTTGCTCGTGTTCGTCGATCACGTTGTCGACGCCGCCACGGCCGACGGCGCGGGCTTGTCCGAATTGCTCCGTTGGGCCGATCGTTCAATGATGTTGCGAAAGCGTCGCGGGGGTAAGTGATGGGGACAATCCTAGAGGCCCTTGCGGTTATCAAGGGCAAGGACTCGACGGGCGGCGCGTTCGATGCGGTCGCGCAGAAAATCGCCCGCATCTCGCGCGCCGCGAACGCGCTCAACCGCGATGTGCAAAAACAGTTGAACCTTGCCGCCGGCGCCGAGCGCGCCGCAACGCGCATGGAACGCGTGTCCTCGCGGATCGGCCACGGCGCCAAGATGGCCGCCGCCGGCGCTGCCGCTTATGAGGGATCGCGCGCGGTGCACGCGCTCGCCCGCAAGACGGCCGAGTCGTCGAGCGATCGCGCGCACGAAAAGGTGCGCATGTCGGCATCGGGCATGCACGATCACGAAATCAAGGAAGCCGCCGCGCTCGCCTCGCAGATTTCGAAAAAATACCCGTCGGTTTCGGAAACCGAGTTGATGCACACGGCGCGCAACATCAGGTCCGTGACCGGCAGTTTCGAGGAAGCAACGCACATCCTCGAACCGCTGGCAAAGTTGCGCGTGGTAGCGCTCGGCGCGCACCCGGAAAAGGCCGCCGAGCTTAACGAGGATTTCGACAAGCTCGTTAAGGGCATGGAAATCAAGGGCGTCACGCAAGACCTTGCCAAGTTCAATCACTACATCGACGGCATGGCGAAGGCGCTCAACGTGTTCGGCGACACGCTGCGGCCGACCGACTATTACGAGATGTTCAAATATGGTCGCGCCGCGACCAACGCGTTGAGCGACGAGTTCATGCTCAAGACGGCGCCGACGCTGGCGCAAGAGTTGGGCGGCTCGTCGGCGGGTAAAGCCATTTCGAGTTGGTACACCCAATTCGTCGGCGGCAAGATGTCGAATAAGGCGCTTGCTCAATTGCTCGAATATGGGCTGATTACCGACGAGTCCAAGGTGATCCGCACGTCGACCGGCAACGTTAAGGGCGTTCTGCCGGGCGCGATCGCCGGGCAGGAATATTTGCAGCCGGGCAATACCGATCCTTACGCCTGGGTGAACAAAATTCTGATCCCGAAACTCGCTGAGAAGGGCGTCACCGATCCGTCAAAGGTGCAAGAGGTGATCGCGGCGATGGCGTCGCAACAGACTGCGGCGCAGATGATGAGCATTTTCGCGACGCAGCAGTCGCGCATCGAAAAGGACAAGCGAATCGTCGAGCATGCCGACGGCGTCGATGCGGCGGAAAAGTTCCAAAAGGGCGATCCGAAGGTGATCCGCAAGTCGATCGAATCGCAAGTCGAGAACGTGCTCGCCAACACGACCGACGGCATGATGCCGGCGATTACCGGCGGCATGAATTGGCTCACGAGCGGCCTGAGCTACATGAACGAGCGGGCGAAAAAGGACCCGCTGCGCGTGGCCGCCGAGATCGGCGCGGCGGCGGCGCTCGCCGGCGCGGTCGGTGCTGACTCGGCCTCGGCGACGTTGCAGGGCGCCGGCAACCTGTTGCGCGGCGAGTCGGCGACGAGCGGCATCAAGTTTACCTTGACCAAGATGTTGACGCGCATGTTGCTGCCGATCGTCGACATCGCGACCCGCAAGGACGTGATCGAGGCGACGCCGGGCCTCAAGGCGCTCGCCGGCCTGCACGCCGACAAATTCGATGCGCTCCGCGACATCGATGCGGCGGAACGGGCGGGCGACATCTACGGCCACAGCGATCCGACCTATGACGCCCAACTCAAGGCGCTCAACGATGCCAAGCGCGCCAAGATCGAGGCCGAGCTTGCCGGGCTCGGCTACGGCCCGGCCGGCCTGCCTGGGCGCGGGCAAATGGCGTCGCAATGGACGGTCGCCGACATCCAAAAGGCGACCGGGATCGGCGGCGGCTCGGGCGAGCCGGTGAAAGCCGAGGTTGTCGGCGAGGCGACGCTCAAAACCGAGGTGACGGTTTCGCCGTCGCCCGACTTCCTCGCGCGGGTGCAACAGACCGTGCAAAACGGCATCAACGCATTCCGATCGAGCGGCGCGCCCGCAACTGGCTCGTCGGGATCGACCGGGCGTTCGATGCCCGAGGCCGGCCCGGCGCCATAGGATCGGCCCGGCCCGCGCCGGCCGAGCCGCCGGCGCCCGTGCGTTCAAATCTCATGCCCTGGGCACCTCATGCCCGGCACACTCTGCTCGCGGCCCTGGGCGTGTCCTGGGGCCGCTTCTGTTTCGAGTTCCACAAGCGAGGTTTCGTCATGGTTTCGCAAGCGTGCCGCGATTGGCTCAAGACGCTTTGGCCGGCCTCTTACAAGGGCGTTCCGTTCTATTTCGAATCGGATGACGAGGAAGGCGGGCGCGACAATGTCAAGCACGTTTTCCCGCATCGCGATCAGCCGTTTATCGAGGATATGGGCGAGGCGCTGCGCTATTACGGCGGCACCGCCTATGTGCACGGCGACAACGCCGACGGCCTCGCCAACGCCCTGAAAGCGGCGCTGTCGAGCTACGGCGCGGGCATGCTCGTCGTGCCCTATTTCGGCCCGGTCTCGGTTCACTGCGAAACCTTCAAGCGGTCGACGCATCGCGATCAGATGGGGTATGTCGCGTTCGAATTGAAGTTCGTTCGAACCGGCGCCGCGACGGCCTTTATTTCGGTGCCGGCGCTGGCAAACGCCGCGTTCGTCGCGGCCGAGTCTGTCGCCGTGTCGCTCGGGGCGCTGTTCCCGCGCACGATCCTCACGCTCGGCCAGCCCGATTATGTCGTCGGCGCTGCGGTCGACACGCTCGCGAGCGCGGCGGCGGCGGTCGAAGTGTTGCGCCAATCCTATCCGGTCGATCCGGCGGTTAGCGCCAAGCTGCGCGACGGGGTTGCGGGCTTCCTTGCCGCGTTGCCGACGCAAGTTTCCAACGCTGCGGCGCCGGCCGATGCCGGCCCGGCGGTGTCGAGCCTCGTCGCGCTCGTGCGGCAACTCGGCGACGGTTTGGCGCCCGCCCCGGCGATCCGCGCTTCGCTCGAATTGGTCGATGCTTTCCCGGCGCCGCCGGCACCGTTGAGCGCCACGGTTGCCGGTCAACCCTATCTGTCGACGCCGGCGCGCACGGCCTATCAGAACGCCGTCGCCGCCGCGCGCATCGTGCGGCTCGCCGCGCTGACGGCTTACGCCGAGGGCGTGTTGCGCTCGACGTTCGCCGATCGCCCGTCGGGCATCACGGCCCGCGCCGAAGTCGCCGAGCGATTTGAGGCCGAGCTTTACGACACGACCGGCGCCGAAAATCACGATCTCTTTGTCGCGATCGAGGTGTTGCGCGGCAAGGTGATCGAATGGCTCACGAAAACGATCAACACGCTCGCGCCCGTGATCGTGGTCGAAAGCGCGCGGATCATGCCGTCGCTGGCGCTCGCCTGGGCGCTGTATGCCGATCCGAATCGCGCGAGCGAGTTGGTTGCCCGCAACAATGTGCGGCACCCGTCATTCATGCCGCGCACGATCGAGGCGCTGTCGAGGTAAGTCGCAATGCTGGACATCTCGACGCTATTCGCGCTCGGCTACGGCCAGGGCGGGCGGGAAACATTTATCACCGTCGGCGCCGGCGGCGGCCTTTGGACGGCCTTTGAGCGCGTGCTCGTGCGCGCCTCGTTTCAAGAGGCGGCGCGATCGTTTCAGTTGAAAGTCGCAGCCGAGCCGGGCGCCTCGGCGACCGCTTGGATGTTTAAGGCCGGCACCGACATCTCGATCATGTCGAATGGTTCGCTGATGTGCCGAGGCTATGTCGACCGCTATCAACCGACGCTCGCCGAGCACGACACCGCCGAGATCAACATCTCGGGCCGCTCGCGCTCGCAAGACTACGTCGATTCGAGCGCGGTGCATGACACAAACCAATTCAAAAACAAGACGCCGCAAGAGATCGGCGCCGCGCTCGATCACTTCGGCGTCGGGATCGCAACCGACGAGCAACTAAAGAAAGTGCCGATCTATCGCATCACGCCGGGCGAGACCGCTTTCCGGTGCCTGGAAAAGCTCTGCCGCGAGCAAGGCGTTTTCCCGGTGGGGCAAGCCGATGGCTCGATCAAGATCACCAAGGCGGGCAAGCAACGGCACGCCGGCGCGTTGATCGAGGGGCAGAACATCAAGCGGATCGAGGCGGATCACAATTGGAGCGGCCGGCATTCCGATGTGATCGTGCGCGGGCAAGCGCCCTACGGGCACGGCGAGGATGCGTTGCAGATCGAGGGCAAGGCGCGCGACGCCGAGCTTGGTCGCTATCGTCCGGTGATCGTCATTCACGACGGCGACACCGACAAGGATCGCGCCAAGAAACGCGCATCGACGCGCCGCGATCGCGAGGCCGGCAACGCGCTAAAGGCCGATGTCGTCGTGCAGGGGCATCACGACGAGGGCGGCACGCTTTGGGAGCCCGGCGCGCTCGTGTTCGTCTCGTCTAACTTCGCCGACATCCATCAAGATATGGCGATCGAAACAGTGACGTATTCGCAGGATCGCAAAGACGGCACCTTGAGCGTGCTCTCGCTCGTCGATCCGCGCGCGCTCGGCGGCAAGGGCAGCAAGGGCGGCAAGGCCGGCGGCGCCTGGGCGTCCGGTGCGGGAGGGGATTAGCGCATGTGGGTTTGGTTCCCCGAGGGGCAAGAGGGCATTGTCGCGCAGATGCGGCGCGCGACGGTGCTCAAGACTGACGACTCCGGCACGCAACAGGTTCTCAAGCAAATGACCGGCCTGAAAACCGAGACGTTTGAGGATGTGTATCGGCCGCAACCGCATGGCATCACCTCGCACGCGCCGAAAGGATCGGAGGGGGTTTATCTCGCGCTCGGCGGCCGGTCCGATCGCCTGCTCGCGCTCGGCTTCGAGCATAAGAAGTATCGGCCGAAGGATACGCCCGAGGGCGGCGTCGCGCTTTACGATCACACGGGCGATATCATCCGCGTCTTTAAGGACAACCTAGATGCGGTGCACGCCAAGAAAATCAACATCAAGATCGGCAAGGGCCAGGACATCAGCGATAGCGGCAGCAAGGCCGCCGAGGATGACGACGAGGAAAACATCTCGATCGTGCTCAACCCCGACGACGTGACGATCACCAAGGGCGATTCGCGCATCGTGCTCACGAGCGACGATATTCTCGTCGAGGGCGCGAGCGATATCGCTGTCGGCGTGCCCGGTCGTTACGTGCGCGTGCGGCCGGGGCGAGTCGATCTCGGTGTGACCGATCCGAAGGGGCAGGCCGAGCCGCAAGTCGCAACCTCGGCCGGGTTGTCCTCGATCGTTTACGCTGTCGTTTAGAGGTTCACGAGAATGGCACAAATCACGATCCGCGCCGCCGAGGGGTGTGCGCCGGACAGTAATGCGCTTTGGGATTCCGTATGGGACGCCGAGCGCGGTCACGCCGATTGGGCAATGGCCGAGCCCGACGAGGTGCAAAACCACGGCGGCTTGCGCGCCAAAGCGGCGATCGAAACCGCCGTCGTGCTTGCGCTGTTTACCGACAAGCGTGTGCCGCCCGATCATCCGCTTGCCTATCTCGCCGACGGCGATAATCGCGGCTACTTCGGCGACGGCATCGACGTGCGCACCGATCTCGGCGAGCGCGAGCTAGGCTCGCTGTTGTGGTTGCTTGAGCGTGCGCCGATGACGATCGCCGGCCTCTCGGCCGCGACCTGGGCCGAGCAATTCGCAAATGAGGCGCTTTCGACGCTGATTGATCAGGGTGTTTGCGTGCGGATCGACATCGCCGCCACGGCAAACGAGATCGAGGGCCGCGTCGAGCTCGTCGTCGCGCTGTACGGCCGCGACGGCGCGAAACTCTATGATCGCAATTTCGATGTCCTTTGGAATCAGGTGGCACGCTGATGTTTGCAATCCCCTCACTGCCGGATTTGATTGAGCGTGCGCGCCAATCGTTCCGCGTCAATCTTCCCGGTTCCGACGCCTGGATTTGGCCGAACAACATCAACCCGACGGCAAAGGTGTTCGGCGGCCTCGTGCACGAGGTTTTCGGCTTCGCCGACTACATTCAAAAACAGAAGTTCGCGCTAACGGCCGACACTGAAAATCTGGACCTGCACGGCGCGGAATTTGGCCTCGCGCGCAAGCCGACCGCGCCGGCGCAAGGTTATGTCGACATCGCGGTCGCCTCGGCCTCGTCGATCGCCGTCGGCGGCGTGCTGCGGCGCGCTGATGGGATCGAGTACCTTGCGACTGCAGGCGCCGCGATCGGCGCCGCCGGCACGTTGAGCGTGCACGTGACGGCCGCGATCGACGGCAAGATCACCAACGCGCTCGCCGGCGCGCCGCTTGAGATCGTGTCGGGCTTCACCGGCGACCCGGTCGCGCTCGCCCAGGTCGCGAGCGGCGGCATTGTTGCGGGGTTCGATGTCGAGGATGATGAATCGTTTCGCGCGCGCATCCTGTTCCGCAAGCGCAACCCGCCGCACGGCGGCTCGGCGGCCGATTATGTGTATTGGGCCGGCGAGGTTGCCGGCGTGTCGTCAAACGGCTCGCGGCCCGAGGTGTTCGTCGAGCGGCTTTGGAACGGCCCCGGCACGGTGCGGGTGTTTCCGCTGATGTTCGATCTCTATGCCAACGGCATCCCGCAGGCGGCCGACGTGATCCGGGTGCGCGATCATATCGAGACGTTGCGCCCGGCTGGCGCCAAGGTGACGGTGCAGGCGCCGTCGGCGGTGCCTATCAACATCACGATCGCCGGGTTGGAGCCGAATACCTCGGCCGTGCAAGAGGCGGTGTTGACCGAATTGCGCGCGGCGTTCCGACGCAATGCGCGCGTCGCTGGCACCGATCTCGATATCGGGAATATGGATTACCTCGCCAAGCCGACAACGTTCTCGCGGTCGTGGATTTGGCAGGCGGTTGCGAACGCAACCGGCGAGCACCGGCACACGATCACCGCGCCGGCGAGCGATCAGGCGTTGTCGGCCGGCCAGATGGCGACGCTCGGCATCGTCACATTTGCATGAGGTTGAACCATGACGACTTGCGAGGCGGCGCGACCGGCGCCGTTCCGGTGTCCGACTTTGCCCGAGATCATCGAGCAAATGGCGCCGATGTTACCGAAGGGCCGGGCGTGGCAAACGCACGAGGGCGGGCCTCGGCCCGGCTCTGATGTCGCCTTTCAAGTGCCGGGCTTTCAGGGCTCGGCGTTCGCGACGACGCAGCGCAAGCCGAGCGTGCTGTATCGCTTCTGGAAGTCGATTGCGGCGGTGTTGTTCTTCGTCAACTCGCGGCTTTGCGACTTGCGCCTCGAATTTTGGTGCGCGACGCACAAGGAAACGCACGATCTTTGGATGCGCGAATACGGCTTGCCCGATGCGTGCGATCCGTTCCCTGATCTTTGCGTCAAGGTCGCCGCGATCGGCGGCACCCGCTGCGAATATTATTCCGAGATCGCCGCCCGCATGGGTTGGTCGATCGAGTGTACCGAGGCGGTGGCGGGTTGCGGTTCGCGCGCCGGCGCCGGCTCGGCCCGCGCCGGCAAGGCGAAAGCCGGATCGACGCTCTATCGCGCTTATCTCAAGGTGATCGTTCACCTCAACGAATCGCCCGCCTATCACGGCGGGCGATCGCTTGCATCACGCGCCGGCCGCATGCGCGCCGGGCGCCGGCAATCGTGCGGCCCCGACTTGTCGCCGCTTGAATGCTTGATGGCGCGCATCGTTCACGCAGAAATCCAAGTAGCTTACGAGGCACACAATGATTGATCTTTTTGGCCCCGCGTCATTCGACGGCGCGGTGACGGCGCGGCCGGCCGACAACCGAACCTTTGGCTTGACTGACACGTGGTTTCGGGATTGCAGCGACCCGGCGCTCGACGATGGCACCGAGTTCGGTGCGGCGTTCTTCAACCAGTTGCTCGCAAACATGCGCTCGATCGCGCGCGGCAACGGGCTGACGGCCGCCGCCGCCGATGTGGTGACGCAGGACAACGGCGCCGACGCTATTTTGCTGCAAGCAATTCAACATCTGTTCCAGCGGCAGCAGCCGATTTACGCCGACGACGTGTCCGGCAACGCAAACCAAGTCGTCGTGACACTGTCGCCGGCGCCGGCGGAATTGAAACGCGGCATGCGCGTGCGCATCAGGATCGCGAACGATGTCAACACGTCGGCCTCGCTCACCGTGAATGGTGTCGCCAAGGCGATCAAGACCGTCGCCGGCCAGGACGTGCAAAAGGGCATGCTCGTCGCCGGCCAGATGGCGAATTTCGACTATGACGGCGCGGCGTGGCAACTCGTCTCGGTGTCGAGCGAGCGCAATGTGTTCACGCCTCGCGCAACGATCAGCGTGCAGGCGCTCGCCTCTGTTCCGTGGGGTGCGTGGACCGTTCACGGGCTCGCGCCGAGCACGAGCGCAAACCTCAACGTCGCCGTCGGTGCAAGCGACTTCCAATTGCCGGCGGGCGTCTATCTTTTCATTGGCCGCGTCATGACCACGACCCAACCCGTCGTGAATGCCACGCAAGTTGCGCAGATGCTGAAACTCGCGATCAATGGCGTCAACGTTGGCCAGGATATGGAATTGACCCGGCTCAATGCCGGGCAGGACGTGTCCTCAACCCGCAACATGGTGTGCGTCGCCAATGTCGCGGCGGCGGATAAGCTCACCGTGCAGAGCTTCCTTGGCACGACATACTCGGCCGACTACTCGGGCGGCAATGTCGAGGCCGGCTCGCTCAACATCATTCGGATCGGCAACTAAGCCGCTCGCTTCTCAGGACAAGGCAAAATGAAATCGATTCCGATGGACATCGACACGGTGTCGCTCGTCTCTACGCAATTTTCGGCGGCGGATCGCGACGCGCTCGCATTCGATGGCTCAAACCTTACCGGCCCCGACGAGGTGATCGACCGCGTCGCCGCGCTCGATCTCGCCGCGCTGCGCAAGGCCGACCTGATCGCCTATGCGGCGAGCCGTCGCTATGCCGTCGAGACCGGCGGCACCACGATCAACGGCGTCGCCGTTGCGACCGATCGCGCAAGTCAAGCGATGCTCAATGCGGCTTACAACATCGCGGCCGGAAACGCGCAATTCTCGACGATGTGGAAGGGTGTTGACGGCGCGTTCACGTCGATCGACGCGCCGACGCTGATCGCAATGGCGCAGGCCGTCGGCATGTTCGTCGCGGCGTGCTTCTCGGCCGAGGCCGCCGTCGTCAACGGCATCAACGCCGGCAACATCACGACCAAGGCGCAGATCGACGCCGCGATCGTCGTCTAAAGGGGGCATTATGGGGATCAGGCACAAAAAGCACTCGCCGATCGACGACGAGGGAATCCCGGACGGAGAGGTCAAGCCGAGCGATTGGAATGACGAGCACGACATCGACGGCTTGCTCGGCGCGCTGATCGCGGTTGCGGTCGCGCCGCGTGTCGTGCCGTATCTTGACGGCTCGGGCGCCGGCGGAACGTTCCCGATCTCCGATTTCGTTCGCGGGATCATGAACGGCGCCGATGCGGCGACGGTGCTCGCCGCGCTCGGCGGCGCCCCGCTCGCCTCGCCGGCATTGACCGGCGAGCCGACCGCACCGACGGCGCTCGGCGGCGACGCATCGACCAAGATCGCGACGACTGCGTTTGTGATGGCGGCGATTGCGAACGTGATCGCGACGGCGCCGGCGGCGCTCGACACGCTCAACGAATTGGCGACGGCGCTCGGCAACGATGAGAATTTCGCCTCGACGGTGACAAACTCGCTCGCGCTGAAAGCACCGCTCAACTCGCCGGCCTTGACTGGCACGCCGACCGCGCCGACGCCGACGGCGGGCGACAATTCGGGCAAGCTCGCAACCACGGCCTTTGTTGCCGCCTATGCGCCGCTCGCCTCGCCGGCCTTGACTGGCACGCCGACGGCGCCGACGGCGCCGGCCGGCACCGACACGACGCAGCTCGCCACAACCGCTTACGTGGTTGCTGCGCTCAACCGAGCGCAAGCGATCGCCGCCGGAACCGACTTCAACACATTGACGGCTGAGGGCAGCTATTACAACACGGCGTCGTGTCCCAACACGCCGGTTGCGGGTGCCTCGTTTTATGTGCATGTGCAGGCGGGGCCGGCTGGCGGCAATGCCTCGCAACGCGCGGTCAACCTCGCAACCGGCGACTCCTATCAACGCGTTCGAGCCGCCGGCACGTGGCAACCGTGGATCGCGCTTGGCTTCACGGTCGGGCAAATTCCCGCCACGACGACGACGACGCAACCGGGCACGGGCAAGGTCGGCGAGTTTGTTGGCGCGAATGGCAGCATCACGTTCGGCGCCTCGGGGTCGTCGCAACAGGTGACAAGCATCACGCTTCAGCCCGGCGTTTGGGATGTTGAGTATGATGGAACGTTTGGCGGTGCCGGTGCCACGACGTCAAGCGATTGGATTATCGCTCTCGGGACCGTAAGCGCCAACGTCAGCAGTGGAGTCGTTCACGCTTGGCATGAGCGCAGTCCGGGCGGTGCCGACGTGCAACGGCAGGCGAGTTCACCGCGCATTCGCGTCGCCATTGGTGTTGCGACAACCTACTACCTCAACGCCCAGGCAACGTTCTCTGGCAGCACGTATGGCGTTGGTGGCACGATTTACGCGCGCCGCGTGTGATGCGCTAACAGGCCGCTCCTAAAGGGCGGCCTTTTCTCTTTCCAAAAGGTCAATCACCATGTTCTCGCAATCCATCGTCAACGCGATCGGCGAGGCCGCGACCAAGGTCGGGATCGAGCCGGCGGCGCTGCTCGCGCTCGTCGAGGTCGAAACGAGCGGCAACCCGTTCGAACAGGACGGCCGCACGCCGGCGTTTCTGTATGAGCGGCATATCGCTTGGCGGATGGCCGCCAAGGTGTCGAAGGCGCTGCAATCGACTTTCGCCCGCGCCGGCCTCGCCATTCCGAAATGGCAGAAGTCGACGCAATACAAGGATCAGGGCACGAGCGCGAAGCGCCTCGCGCTGATCGCCAAGGCGCGCTCGCTCGACGCCGAGGTTGCCAATCGATCGGCGTCGTGGGGCCTCGGCCAAACGATGGGCTTTCTTTACGCCGAATTGGGCTATGCCTCGGCGTGCGACATGGTCGAGCATCTGAGCGGCAATGTCGGCGCGCAAATCGAGTGCATGGTGCGCGAGTTGCGAAACAAGCATCTGATCGATGCCTTGAACGCGCACGAATGGGCGCGGGTGGCGCGCGGCTATAACGGCCCGAGCTACGCCGCCAACCGTTACGATGTGCGCCTTGCGGACGCCTGGAAGCGCTGGCAACGCAAGCTCGCCAGCGGTGCGACGGCGAGCGCGCCCGAGATGCCGGCGGCCGAGGTCAAGGCGCTGCAAGCCAAGCTTCGCGCGCTCGGTTATGCCAGCGTCGGCAATCCCGACGGCCGGTTCGGCACGAAGACGGTCGGCGCGCTGTCGCAGTTTCAGGCGCACGAGGGCTTGCCCGTTACCGGCAAGTATGACGAGGCGACGCGGGCGGCGCTGCAAACCGCCGAGCCGATCGAGGTGCCGCGCGAGCGCGCCCAGGCGACGGCGCGCGATCTCGCCGAGGCCGGCTCGAAAACCGTCAAGGTCGCCGACAAGGGCTCACTGTTCGCCTGGATCAAGGGCGCGATCGGCACCTTGCTCGCCGGCGGCGGCGTCGCCGAAAAGGCCGGTTGGCTGGAAGGCGCGCAAGATGCGGTCGACAAGGCGCACCAAGCCAAGGGCATTTGGGATTCGTTCGTCGATCTCGTGCACCCGATCCTCGCCGGCCCTACGCCGATCCTCGTCGGCCTGTTGCTGGTCGCCTCGGGCGTCGCGGCCTATTTCATCTTTGAAAAGGTCAAGGCGTATCGCGTCGCCGATCACAACAGCGGTGCGCACGCCGGCCCGATCCAGGCGGAGGCATAGCGCATGCTCGTGTCGCTGCTTTTGACGCTTGCCGGCTTGACCGGCACCGGCGGCATCCTCGCGGTTGCCGCCTTTTTCGTGCCGAGCATCGCGGCGGTGCTGAAATCGGTATTCGATTTCCTCCGCTCGCCGCTCGGCACCATGCTCGGCGCGATCGTGCTCGCGTTGTTCCTGTATGGCGCCGGCTACATCGCCGGCGACATTCACGGCGATCGCGAGGTGCGCGTCGCGTGGCGGGCCGAGACGGCCGCCCGCAAGGCGGCCGAGGCCGAGCGCGCCGCCAAACTTTCCGATGAGATGGCTCGGATCGCCGGCAACGCCCTCTCGTTTGACGCCACGTTCTCACATTCCATCGATCAAAAGGTGCAAGCCTATGTTGCGAAAACTCCGGCTGTTGAGTGTCGCCGCGCTACTGACGACGACATTAAGCGGCTGCTTTCCATCAAGTAACGGCCCGGCCGTGCCGGGCGTGCCGCGCAGCGTGCCGCGCGACTGCGTGAAACTGTTCGTCAAGGTGCCCGATCCGGGCGCCAGGAAGGGGCAAGACCTGGGCGACATCGCCGCCGGATACAAAGGCGCATGGGCAAAAGCAAACAATCGAATCGGTCTCGGCGCCGCGTGCGTCAATCATCAGGCCGACGCGATCGAGCGGGGTGCGAAGTGATGGCGCTTGATCAGAGCGCGTTGACGCAAGAGGTTGCGAACCTCAAGGCCGGGCATAGCGAGTTGCGCTCGGATTTTCGCAACCTCGAAAACAAAGTCGATTCCGGCTTTGCGATGTTGGTGCAGAAACTCGACGCGAAAACCACGCCGCAATGGCAACCCGTCGGCATCGCCGTGACGGTGTTGATTTTCATCGGCGGAATTTTCGTGACCGCGATCAAGGACGGCCTCGGCAAAAACGAGGCGGCGATCGAGATCATGCGTCGGGAAAACGAGGCCCGCATCGTCAAGCTTTGGGACGCGGAAAACCAAACCGCCCGCGAGCTTTCGTATCTCAAGGGGCAGTTGCACCCGTTGCAGAAGTAGCGACGGGCGGGGGATTTTTATGCAAGATGAAGTCAAGCGCCGGGCCGAGGCTTACAAAGAGCACGGTTCGGAACGGAAGGCCGCGCGCGCGTTGGGGATCTCCAAAACCGCGATGCACGAAAGCCTCAAGCGTGCAGCCGAGCAAGGTTTGCTCGGCTTTAAGCCGGTGTTGCCCGGTTATGAGTTGAAGCGCTCTAGCGCGCAACTCGACAAGGCCGGCAATGTCGAAAAGGAATGGGTGACGCAGCACAAGGAATCCGGCCCGGCGTTCGCGATGCCGGCCGGGCAGGTGCTCAAGGGCGTATCGGCCTTTGTCGACGGCGAGGGCCGCATCCGGCATCAATGGATCAAGACGAAAAACGATAGCGCCGCGCCGGAATTGATCGAGGCTATCAAGGCCGAGTTCAAGGAATACACCGGCCGCGCGCCCGTGATCCGCAAGCCGGCGTCGACCGAGCGCGACTTTCTCAACGTGCTGGCGATTGCCGATCCGCACATCGGAATGTTGTCTTGGGGCGAGCAAACCGGCGCCGATTATGATCTCAACATTGCGCGCAAGCGCGTGCTCGGCACCTCGACTGAGGTGATTTGCGCCGCGCCCAAGGCGCGCGAGTTGCTGATCGCCAACCTCGGCGATTGGTATCACGCCAACGATCAGCGCAACGTCACGCCGAAGTCAAAACATCAACTCGATGTCGATGGCCGGCATTTCAAGGTGCTGCGAGCCGGCGTGCGGTTGTTCATCGATATTATCGAGGTCGGCTTGCGCCGGCACGATCGCGTCGAAGTCGCGACCATTCCCGGCAATCATGATCCCGAGGCGTCGCTCGCGCTCGCGCTTGCGCTGTCGTGCTTCTATGCGCGCAATCGGCGCGTCACGATCGCATTGCCGTCGGATATCTATTACCGGCAGTTCGGCGCGACGCTGCTCGGCTGCGCGCATGGCGACAAGGCGCCGCCGGCGCGAATGGCTATGGCGATGGCGGTCGATCAGCGCGAGGCGTGGGGCAAGACGGCTTATCATTGGTTCCTGTATGGGCACATTCACAATGAGAAGGTCGACACCGTCGGCGATGTGAAGGTCGAATCGTTCTCGACGCTCGCGGACAAGGACAATCATGCTTTCGGCGGGGCGTGGCGCTCGTCGCAATCGCTGCAATTGATCACGCTCGACAAGCGGCGCGGGCCGCACGGCCGCGTGATCCGCAACATCCCGCCGCCGAGCATGCGGCGGTGATGCGATGGCGCGCAAGGCAAAGAAGCCAAAGCCGATCCGCCGGCCGTCGCGCCGGCGATCGCCTTACTTGCAAATCGTCGAGGGCGAGTGGATCGAGCCGGTTAAGCGCGGTTTCGTGCATGCGTGCTGCGATTGCGCGCTCGTGCACGTCACCGACTACGCGATCGAGGGCGGCGCCGGGCGCGCCGGCCGGGTGCAATTCAGGACGCGAGTCGACCGGCGGCTAACGGCCGCCGCTCGCCGCGCAAAGGGCAAGAAATGACGAAATTCGCTTATCGCATGATGGTCGTCGGCCACGGCCGCCACGGCAAGGACACCGCCGCAGAAATCTTGCGCGACGACTTCGGCGCGACGTTCGTCTCGTCAAGTTGGTTCATGGCCGAGCGGGTTGTTTTCCCGCATTTCTGTCGGACACAACCGGGCCGCTACGCCTCGGCGCAAGCTTGCTATGACGATCGGGCAAATGAGCGCGCGACATGGTTCAATCTGATCGCCGCATCTAACGCCGCCGATCTCACGACGCTCGGCCGCGCGATCTTCAATGAGTTCGATCTCTACGTCGGCAACCGCAATGCGCGTGAGTTTCACGCGCTGCGCAATGCGGGGGTGTTCGATGTCTCGATCTGGATCGATGCCGGCGAGCGATTGGAGTACCGCGAGCCGCGCACCTCGCTCACTATTGAACCTTGGATGTGCGATTTCGTCGTCGACAACAACGGCACGCCGGCCGACTTGAGGCGCAACATCGCCTCGCTGATGGGGACTCTCGGCGTTCACGCGGTCGCGGCCTGAATGAAAAAGCCCGGCGGTTAGGCCGGGCTTTTCTCGTCGTCGTCGGCTTTGATCAGCCGCCGCACCTCGGCGGCTGACAAGAGGCGCAAGAGCAATTGCACCGGGCGCGGCATCGGAAACCCGCTGTTCGGGTCGATCCAGCGGCGGAACGTCGAGGGGTTGACGCGGATCAGCTTGGCGAAGCGGTTTTGCGACACGCCCAGGCGCAAGAGGTGCCATCGCGCCTCCGCTGGTTTCATCGGCGAGGTATCGAGCGGCACTAGCGCACGCCCTTTGCGAACGTGGTGTCGAGCGCGGCATGCGTCGGGTGCGCCTTGCGCAGCGCTCGCACGAGATCGGCGCTAAGCCGCTCGTCGGTGACATCGAACAGGTCGCGCACGAGCGAGGCCGTGACGGAAAGCATGAGGCCGTGCGCGTCATGGTCGCCGAGCCAATAACAATCATCGTTGTGCGCGAGCCATTCGACGGCCTCGCGGTATCCTGGGCGCCTCATTGTCCAAGCCTCCGGGCCTCGGCGCGGGTGTGCCGGGCTGTCAGGGTAGCGGGTTTCGGGATTGAACGCATGCCCGCCGCAATGGGCGCGACCTGGGCCACGTCTAGCGGCAGGGGCAGGGACTCGAAAAAGGCCCGGCCGACGATGAAGCCGATCGCGAACACGATCACGCCGGCGAGGATCGCATCGGTGCGGTTAGCTGGCATAGCTGACGCCCTCGGCCCTGATGTCGATCGCGGCGATGTCGTCGAGCCGGCTCAAGAGGCCGGCGATCTCGATCGCGCGCTCGGCGGCGCCGTCATGATCCGGCGCGATGACGCCCGGCACGTAATGTTCGGCGCCGTCGGGCGCGGTGTGAATGGTGACGGTAAAAAGCTGGTTCATTGTGCGACCCCGCCCAGGTGGCCGGCGAGCCGTTCCAGTTGGCGCAATTCGGCCTCTAGGGGCTCATAGTCGCAAGGCCGTGCGTTCGCCCAGCCGTTGCGGCTGAGCTTGCAAAGCTCGCGAATGATCTCCGAGCGGCGTTTCAGGTTCGCGGCGGTGCTCATGCCGACACCGTTGCGTTGAGGTATTCGCGGGCGATGATCCGGGCCTCGTCGGTGCCGAAGCACTTCCGGCAGAACAGGCCCGGCCGCATGCGCACCTCTTGCTTGATGCTGCGCCAGGGGGCGCCGATCAGGCGCAAGTGCATGTGATTGTTGCAATGCGCATTGTTGCCGCCGCTCTTTCGACCGTCGGCATAGGTGACGACGCTGCAAAGGTGCAGTTGATCGCCCGTCTTGCTGCGGCCGATCGCGTATTCGGTCGGGTTCATTTTTTCACCTCGAAACGGGCCGGCGCACCATGCGCGGGCCGCTTCGCCATAGTGCACAACGCACTAAGTCATGCAAGCGAAACTAACGAGATCGGTTAGTGCATAATGCGAACGGGGCGCGAACAGATGCCCCGGCACTGCGCGGATTTTGCGCGTATTCGTTCGCGATTTGATGCGCTTTTGCGCCTCGAATTGCACATTGGAACCGGATGCGTTCCGGTCGGTTAGTCAATGATTTCAGGGGGTTAGATGGTGGGCGCACCAGGGATCGAACCTGGGACCTTTCCCGTGTGAAGGGAACGCTCTCCCGCTGAGCTATGCGCCCGGGACCATCATGCAGGCGGCCGCAACCTTAGGCCGGTCCGGCACATCGGAGCCCGCGATTTAGAAGTGCCGGCCCAAGGTGTCAA